ACAATCACTGGATTGGCGGTGAGCTTAAACCCGAGTGAGTACGCGGATGTGCAAGCAAAGCCGTTTACAGGCCCAGTGGTTAGCGGAGCTGCCCCAGGTGGACTTTCAGCTGTTCCTGGAAGCACTGGTTCAAATGATTTTTCTGGTACCAGTGGTAGCGGAGTACAGTCTGGTTCGGGTGATTACGCAGGTGCCGCTGTATCTTCAGCAAGCAAGAGCGCTCAGGGAATGATTAGTTCCTTGGAAGGCAGGGCTAAAGGACAGCTAAGTATTCTGTCTAACCTGTACTCTAACAACCCAGACAAACTTAAACTGGCAACTGATGCTATGGCGCAGAGCTTTGGGCTGAGTCAAGCAGCACTAGAGTACTATAACCAGCCTGGAAGTGCGGGAACCTATAGGCCGTCTCAGGGTGCTCCTGGCGGAGGAAAGCTGCAGCAGGGAAATGTGAATAACAATCAAACTGTTAACATCACTGTTCAGGTTCCAGATGTTACAGCTGCGGATGCAGTTAAATTTGGTCAACTTGTTAAACAATACCTAGATGACAGCTCACTTATATCAAACATGGGAAGTAACTAATCATGGCAAAAGACCCAATTGCAGACCTACTTAATTCAAAGAACGTAAAGAGTGCTCGAGATAAAGCTACGGCTGCCGAGAAAGACCGCACCACTGTTTTGCAAAAGCAGTTTGATGCTTCAAAGAAGAACCAAGATTTAGATAAGCAAGTTCGTATCCTTGAACTTCAAATCGCAGAAGCTCAGACAGAAGTTACTGATTGGCACAAAGCTTGGGTTGCTCTTGAAAAAGCGGCTGGTATTGCAGGCACATTAAACGACGCTGCTGTGCAGGCTGAAATTAAGGATTACAAGAAAAAGGAAACTAACGCGGCCAAGGTAAAGGACACCTTGAACATTCTTGCTGGTCAGCTTCGAGCTCAAAGAGGCGTGCAGCTAGCGATACAGGCACAAGAAGCAGCTTTGATTATTAAAACTGCAAGCGATGCGGTTCTTGCTACGCCTCTTGGTGCGTACACTGGTCTTCCAGGAAGTGGGGCATTACCTCTCTACTATAACGCCTCTGCTGTTCGTGAAGCGTATTTCAGTAGTCGTTCAAGTTTCCAGGCAGTGACAAGGAAAAACAACCAGATTACAGGACTTATGCAGTCAGCTAACCAACCAAGTGTTGTGTCTGCGGCCACTGACCTATGGACATCTTCTCAGGGTAGCAAGGGAATGATTGTTACTTCGGAGCAGGTGTTGAAGGCGTGGAACTCTGGTTCGAATAACCCAAACACTGCAGACGCTGGGGACAACCACAACTACGGGTTCCAGTTCCAGTACAACCCTGGCACCGTAGCTATGACGTACTTCACTTCTCCTAACGTAGACGTAACAATGATGACTAGCGGACAGGAGATGTTTAACCTAGCTGGTGTCTCAGGTTCGCAGGGCTCTGTTAGCTTCCAAGTTATTATTAACCGAATTTTTGATATGTCGTATTACGGCCCTGATGGTGTTCTAAAGCCTGGTATTGAGGCAAATGCTATTTACTCAAAGCCCCCTGCACCAGGTGAGTTTAAGGACATTTATGATAAAGGAACAATGTATGACGTTGAGTTCCTACTCCGAGTTCTTATGGGAACTACCATGAGCAGTTATCTGCGAGGAGAACGTACAGCTGACATGGGTTGGTTGCCTGCTATGCCTGTAGAGCTGCACCTAGGTAAGAGTCTTCGTTACTTGGGAACTGTTAACAGTCTGAGCTTGAATCACATGATTTTTAATGAGCGCATGGTACCAATGCTTACTACACTGGACATTGCGTTTGCACGCCTACCTGATTACCCAGCCACAACAGACAGGACCTAAGAATGATTTATTCAGACAGCCGTTATGCTAGCGGTAAAGTTCTAGTTGCTAATGACCCTCGCAATGGTACTTTTCCTACTGCGGTTTACCGTACGTTTCCAAGTGCTCGCTCTGGGTTCTATTACTACACCTGGACTGATGGCGACCGCATAGACATTGTGGCCTTTAAACTTCTTGGCACCCCTTTGTCGTGGTGGAAGATTATGGATTTTAATCCTGAGATTGTTAACCCGTTCAGTATTCCTGTAGGAGCTACTTTAAGGATTCCAAGTGTCTAGTGTTGTTTCCACTAAGTTTAGAAAAGGTACTGCTACTGATATCTCCTTTCCTACTCTCCCTAGTCTTACGGCACAACCTCGCCGCATTGACCTGTACCAAAAGCAGTACACTCACGACGTAGTAACGTTAGAGTACTCTGCAGAGAGCTTGCTGTGGCTAGACAACCTGCACACAGGTGTTCCTGTGCAGTTTATTTGGAAACAAGATACTTTGGTCAAGTACTGGATTGGGTATGTGTCATCCGTTACTAAAGTAAGCTCACCAGACCGTATGAAAAATATGAAGGTCCTTTGTGTGGGAGGTACGTTTCCGCTAAAGGAGCGAACAACTCGAGTATTCACAGACACCACAATCCCTGAAGCTGTTGCAAAGATTGCATCCGAGTACGGATTTAAATTTATTGGGGAAAACAACGACCAGAAGTATTCTCAGTTAACCATTGCAGGAAGCTCTTATTGGGACTGGATTCAGGAGCAGGCTAAAAGCATTGGTTATGGCGTGCTTATTGATGGAATGAACTTTATGTTCCGTCCTTTGGACAAGCTTATTGACCAGGGGTTTAGCTCTACGGCTGTGCTTAGTTTAGGTAATGCTGGAGCCCCGTTTAATACGCAATTCCTAGATAGGACTTTAGACCAGCTTACGGTGATGAGTGGTGACAACATAGAGGACACCACTGAGTTTAGAAGTGTAAAGAACGTGGGTGGTGTAGACCCAGTTACTGCGGCTCAGTACCTAGACTCTGAAACTCCAAGTGCAGTAGGAACTAACGTTCGAACTTCAGTAAGTGATGTTCTGTTTAAAGAATATCGAACTGACAAGGTTATTCCAAGTGCTGCAGCTGCCAAAATTGCGGCTGCAGGAGCCGCTCAGATGGCAAGGTTTAACCTACCAGCCGTAGCTAAGTGTCAGGGTGACCCACGAATCCGCCCATTTGGGACAGTCTTTATATCTGGTACGGGTAACCTAACTGACGGATTCTGGGTAGTTCGTGAAGCTCACCACATGTTTCACCAGGTTGGTGACTACATGATGCAGCTTAAACTAGCAACCGATGGTTTAGGAGAAAGTTCCGAAACTCCTTTTAGAACTAGGCCCGATACTAACGTAGGTACGGTAAACTTAGAGGAGGCCCTAATGAACAATGGTGTGCCTAGTTTGTTTTTTGATTTGGGTTCCGTAACCCTGAGCTCCCAGCAGGCAGTAGTTAAACAGGGAGCCCAAGGGTTTACTAAAACCCCAACTAAGTGGAGAGCGGTAGGAGTCTAAGATGGCGGTTAATTTAAACACCGAGGTTGCGCTAGTCCTACCATTTATGGTGGATGGCAATGGCAACATCATGACTACAAACAACCAGGCACAAATTTGGTCTAACAGGGTAAAGGCACTGATTGGAACCCGCTTAACTGAACGTGTAATGCGCCCTGAGTACGGGGCCAAAATTGGTGAGTCTTTGTTTAACACCGTTGGGTCGATGTCTGACATTGTAACTAGGGAAGTGAACCGCGTATTTCAAGAATACTTGCCTTTGCTAACTATTTCGGATATTTCGATTGACCATAATACTAATACAAATGAACTCCGTATTGACATTTCTTATCAACTTCCGAACACCAGCACAGCAACTACTCAAGTTGGCGTGATGGTTGTCTCAAATATTAACCCCCCATATGAGGAGCTATCATGACCGCTGAAGCCAGTAAAAATCCCCTTTCAATTGACTACACCAGTAGAGACTATTACTCAATACGTCAACAGTTGATTGCACGAGTAAAAGAGCGAACCAACGAGCAGTGGCAGGGTACTGACCCTAACGACTTTGGTCTTGCATTGGTTGAGGCGTTTGCCTACATGGGAGATACTCTTAACTACTACATTGACCGCTTGGCCAATGAGTCATACATTCTTACCGCAACTCAGAGGTCTACTCTCCTTAACATTGCACGTATGTACGGATACACCCCAGCTGGGTATGTTAGCGCAGTCACTGAGATAGCTATGACTAACAACAACGGATACAAGGGCCTTGTTGGAGCCGCAATTATTGAAGATGGAACTGTTGGTAGCGTAGCTACTACTAACGTCTCAAAGCTTATTGTGCCTAACGACCACCCGTTCTCAGCCGTTAGTCCTGCGCCTTCTGGAAAGTTCAATGTTGTAAAGGTTGAGGGTGTTGCTAATAACGCAATTGCGTCTAACGTTCTAGGTGGAAAAACCCTGCGTTACACTACCAGTGTCTACAATGGTACCTTCCCAGTAATTAGTACTGGCTACAACAACATTGGTAGCAACGTAGTGTGGTTCAAGCCGCAGTCGACTATCTCAAGCATCTCGGTTAGCGGTACCACTATGACCGTAACTGCTGCTGGTTCTCTGTCTCCTTTGCAGTACCAGAAGGTAACTATCAGCGGGGTGACCAAGTCTGGTGACACAGGAAGTGCTGCTACCAGTTCATTAAATGGAACTTGGACGGTAGCCTCGGATGCTACTTCTGGGGTATTTACTATTGACACCTCTATGAATAGCTCTAGAATTACAAAGGTTATTGGCGACGGAACAAATGCAATCTATTCAGTTGCTAACCCTAACCCAGACAATGTAGACAATAAGTATCCAAGCGTTTGGAATGATTTTGTAGTTAATCAAAAGGTTAACATCACCAACTTAACTCCTTCAGGGTTTAACGTCACTGGTGGAACTGTGACTGCAGTTAATACCCAAATGGGCATTCTAACAAACGCGACATCTGTTACTGGTACCCCTAATAAGGTAGAGTACGTCTCTAGCGTCCCTGTATCTGCTGGTCAGATGATTAGCGTTTCAGACGTACAGAGCTTGCTAAACCCAAGCGCTACTCAGGATGCAGGATTTAACTTAACTGACGTAGTAGTTGAGTCAACTACAAGCCAGCAAGTAAGTATTACAAACGTTACTCCTAACAACGGTAGTGGGCTCATTACATTTGAGGTTTCTGGTGGGTTCCCTGACGCACGTTACTTTAAGCAGTACCAATACGTAACCATTACAGGCGTTGCAAACACCGCTACTGGCTCAGGCAGTACTACTGTGTACAACATGAGCGCAGTTCGTATTGAGAGCGTTAGCACCACTGGTTTTACAGTAGTTGGTTACTGGACTGACGCCTATGACGCCGCTAACTCAACGTCTGCTAAGGCAACTGTCTATTCGTTCTTGGTTAAAGCCAACGTTACAGACACTCAAACTAGTCAGGGCTCTATTTACTCTCACACGTTTACTTTGGCAAATGCTACAGCAAACCAAACGTCTTCTGTCACTGCAATTAACCCTACGTACCCTATTAGTGCGGCGGCTATATCTGGCACTACTGTTACGTATACCTCAGCAAACAAGTTAAGTGCAGGAGACTCGGTTACTATCTCAGGCATTACAGGAGGCACAAACGCTACTGCGTTTAACTTAAGCGGTACTGTTAGCGCTACAGATTTGAGCTTAACTTCTTTCAAGGTCACTGTACCTACCACATTCACAGCTAGCGGAGGAACGTACACTTCTGCTGTTGTAACTGTGACTTCTAGTGCGTACAACACTTATGTAGGAACTAACTCCTTTACAGTAGGCAACCTAGTTACAGTTACAGGAGCTACTACCCAGTCGTACAACGTTACTGGTAAAACTGCGGTTATTGCTGTTGCAGCTGCCTCGTACTTTAAAGTAGCGGGGTTCTATAACGGAGCCACCTCAACTGCCTCGGCTACTAGCTACCCTACTTACGTGACGGGCACTGGAGGAACTGCAGTTGCGGCAGTAACTGCTGACAGAGTTTCTGGTGGAGTTATTGATTACGCCAAGATTCCTGCGGTAATTACGGGTGGTTACGTCTACAACTTGGGCACGACCACTATCCCAAAGGGAGCCCAGATTACTGGACAAATCTCTGACAATGGAACTACTAAGAACATCATCTTTACTACGCTATCGGATAACGTTATTGACTTCCGTGGAAGTGCGAACGTTAACGCAATGCACGGTGAGGACGTATCCGTTCGTGCCGCAAACCTCAAGAACACCGTTGTAAAAGCGTATGACATTGATGGTGAGTTAATCGGAACTTCAACAGGACTGGCTGACCAGTCGTTTGCTTTGAGTGAGGTTGTTGTTCACACCTCATACGCTCCAGGCCTAAACAACTACATCAACTATGGTGTAGGAGATATTCGAGTATTTGTTGACAACGGTCTTGAGTACGAGGAGTGGGAGCGTGTTGAGTACACGATGGACTCAGCTTCATCTGACAAGGTGTTTGCGGTAAACGTAGATGAGAATGACAAGGTTCAGATTGAATTTGGCGACGGCATTAGCGGAGCTATCCCGCCTATGTCTGCATCAATTAAAGCTCAGTATGTTGCTGGTGGTGGCGTTATTGGTAACGTCCCTGCAGGAACTCTTGCTGTGTGGGGAGCACTTCCTGTAGGTGAGCCTGAAGCATCTGCTATTAGAAATAACGTATCAGCAGTAAACCCTTACGATGCGACAGGTGGTGTAGACCCTGAGTCAAATGACAGCATCCGATACAACGCGCCTCGTGCTATGAGAAGCTTGAACCGAGCGGTTACCTTGCAGGATTACGCAGACCTTGCGCTATCCGTTGGTGGTGTAGCTAAGGCTAAAGCTATTGCAGACCACGGAACATCCGTAACGGTGTACATTGCTCCTATATCTCCAGATAATTCAAACGATGTAACCCCTGGATATACTGGAGACATCTTGAGTGCAAACTTAATCACACTGAAATCCTCAGTGACCAGCTTCCTTAATGAAAGAAAGCAGATTGGAACAACCGTAACAGTGGTTGAGCCAAAGTATGTGCCAGTAACTCTTAGCCTTCAGTACAGCAGAGCGCCACAGTACTCAGCTACAGTTGTT